CTCTAGCTGTACCACCGCTAGAGTTCCATCTAACAAAATCACCAACCTTAAGCCCATCGGGTTCGGCTCTGTGTTCTGTTTTAGTTTCTTCAGTCATAGTGCGTTCTCTTGCTTTTTTGATTGAATTAGACTTTGACCTAGCCCATGTTTGACCAGCATCACCGCCCCAAGCAGCCCAAGCTACTCTACCATTACTAGGATAGCCTTCTTCGCTGGGTCGGAAACCCTTTCCTGATTTATCCGACTCATGTCGAGCAAACCATGCGTTCATTGTAATAACTGTATCTGGTGATAGTTCGTTTCCGCTTAATATTTGTGTTGCTCTTGTCCTTGCGTCATCTGTACCACCACCTTCTCCTTCTTTTTTCCAAGCCCTATATCTTTCTGCTTCTTTCCTCATGCCGTCAGTAGGCATCAGGTTTATGTCCGTTCCATTTACATTTGCCATAGCTAGTCAGTTTTCTTTTTGCGTGTTTTTTTAGCTCTAGTAGGTGGAGGAGTTGGAGGTGCTTCCTGTCCTATTTCTACCTCTAAATCTAAATCTTTATCTAATGTAACTCCTAACCCTTGTGCGACATCCTGTTCTCTTGCAATCTCAGAAACAATATCGTCATAATCACCACCATTTGTCTGTGCTATGACTTGTGATTTAGTCATATAGCCAGCCTGTTCTGCTTCTCTATAAGCTTTTATTTCTTTTAGAGGATCAACATAATGTTGCGCTGGTGGAGTCCATCTTGGTTTGCAATATCTCATAGAGTTTGCAGAATAATCAGGAAAATCTAACTCTCCTGTCAATACTGCAAGTTCTATCCACATTTTAAAAACTCTAAGATGAAAGTTTTTAATCATGTACTTTTGACAGAAACTCCAATGTTGCCTGTCTTCTAACAAGCTAAGTCTTGAGCTTGAATAATTAGTTTCTGAAAAGTCTTTTGATATTGTCTCAAAACTGCAACCTATACCAGTTGCAAAACGTCTAATTTTGTTTTTTACAAACATCTCATATTGCTGACTTGGATAATCAATGTCAGGTACATTTACAGATTCATTAGGCATTAGATACCTAAATGTACCCGGCTCAAAGTTTTGTATTCTCTGTGCATTTTGTACATCATCACCAATCAATTCACCCTGATCGTTTTGTATAAATCCCATAATACTTGCACCAGCCCTAGCTCGTATAACAGCAGCTTCTTCATAGCCCTGTAATTGGTGCATATCGTTCATCACGCTATGAAACCAAGGTACACCTCTGTTCTGGCCGGGTCGTTCTGGCATAAACAGATGAATAATCTCAGAAGCATTTATAAAAATATGCAATGACTGTTTATTTGCATAATCCAAGTAATAAGCATCGCCCGGATGTTTCTTTAAAATGGCATACCTTTGTGGTCTTCCCCATTCATCAACCTCTACACCATTTCTCCACTCATTGCCTTTGGTGAGTGTCTTGCCGTCATATTCTTCATCTAACAAATCACTTTCAATCAGTTGCAATGCAAGAGGTACTTTTGAATCGCCAAATTGTTGCTTAACAACTCTAAATATTGCTTCTCCTGATTCACACAATGCACCAGCAGCTAACCACTCAAATTCATGGAAGCTATATTTACCAGCACAATCACAACTATCAGCACTTGTCCATTCTGACCATTTTTCTTCTATTAAGTTGTTAACTCTTTGATCTCTTTTGCCACCTCTTTGTTGTAAAACAAGAGACTGAAACTTCATACCTGTACCAACAATATTTATTTGTGTTGTACGCTTTGCTTGTCTAGCATAAGGATTGTTTCTTACAAGTTCTCTTGATCTATCTCTTAGCTTACGCAAACTATTGCGTATTTCGGCATCGGCACTCAACTGGCTACTCATCCAATCGGAAGTAAGCCTAGAAACTAATGCACCTTGATATGCTCTTTTCAAACTGCCAAGAGGTGTAGCTTTCCTACCAAACCCAAGAACTCTTTTTACTGTGTTAGCAATGTTAGATCGTATGCCCATTAGTATGCCTCATTAAAACGAACAAATGTAGCTCTTGGATTGCCAAGGCCATTAGCAATCATTTCTGCTTGTTTTTCTCTAACAAGCTCGGCTTTGTATCTTGCTTCTAACATTATTAACTCTGATAATTCATATTTTTTTGCTGTTCTTGTACCAATTTTATATTCTTGTATAGCACCACCACTAATAATTGTTCTAATAGCTGCTTGTATAACATCTAAATCTTTTTCTACTTGCGAGCGGCCATCATAAGCTGCTGGTGTTCCGCTATAAGATTGTGTTGCAAAAACTTCAAACGATCCTCTATAAATTGTTTGTGTTTCTTGTCCTGACTTGTTAGCTACAGCTTGATAAAACCAATTACCAGCATCAAAATTAGCTGTTGTGGCAGCAGGTATGCTGAATTGAAAGCCATCATTATATGCAGAGCTATTGACAGTAGCTCCTTCTGAGGAAGTGTTTGTTCTTAAATAGTACACAACCGACCAATCTGGACTGCTGATACTGTTTCCGAAGACATCTTGACTCGCTGGGATTCTCCATTGAACAAAATCTCCTGCAATTACTTTTTGTGGAAAGGTCACGATTAATTACCAATTAGCGACAAAATTCGTCTTTTTAGGCGAATTAGTACGTTTTAAGTCTACCTTAGTCTCCTTTAGAGGCTTTTTAGGGTTAATTTTTCTTTCAAACTGGTCAAATATAGTTCTTCTGTCATATTTTTGCAATAATCGTTGATATGCAGCCCACGAATAAACCATTTCATCTAATGCCTCATTCCTAGCATTGCTTTTTTTAACCCAAACACGTTCTTGATAACCATTTTTATACTTTAATACCTGTTTCTCTGCTGTAAGCTCTTGAAAATAATCAGGTGTGATTGTTGGATAGAAATGTATATAACCTTTGCCAATTTCTGCATCTTTTAGCTTATTACTTAAAGTCGTTTTAATTACATCTACACCTACAGGAAATAGTTGCACTCCTTTCTTAAGTGCTTTACCTGTAAAGTTAATATCTACTTTTGAAGGTTTGCCTAATGGTGGTTTTCCTTTCTGACCAACACCTTTAATTCCTATCAATCCAATATGTGATCTTTCCCTGACATATTGATATACCTCATGTGTGTAATGACCACCAGTATCAATCGCAGCACTTTCAATTTTAAGTTCTTTATCATTTACATTTTTAAACTTACCTAGCAAAACCTCATCTAACTGTTTCCATACATCTGCTCTAGCTGGTGAGCCATATAAAACTTGTCTATCTATCAAATACATTTCCTCATTTCTGCCAAATCCAAAAACTGACAAACTTAATCTGTCATCCTGTGTATCAATACCAGCAGTTAAAAATAGTACTTCTTCTGGAGGTTTTGCTCTTTCATATTTTGCTTCTGATGCTCTAATCATCAAAGCATCTGCACCAACCTTTGCCTGATATTCATCTTCCCATGTCTCCCCTAATATTGTGTTTATCCATGTCTTTAGCTGTTCTGGATCATCTTTACTTAATAAAAACTCCTCTACAAGATTTGACCAACTTGCATTAGGTGAATAAGAATATGCAGCCCATATGTGAAAACCAACGTGTTTAGATTTGCCGGGTGCAGTTGCCCTCCACTCACCACGTTCTACCATCCATCTTTTCTTGTTATGAGGTATGGCTTTTGTACAAGACTCACATTGATAGTGAACTGTATCAGGATCGTCATTTTGCCACTTAAATTGCGCCCATCTTAGATATTGCATATGACCACAATGCGGACATGGTACATAAAAACGATTTTGACAAGTTTGTAAAAACATTTTTTCTATACGAGAAAAATCTTTTACAGTCGGTGTGGAGCCAGATACGATTTTACGATTCCAATAATATTCTGTTCTTCTAATACCTAACTTTATTTGATCTCCCTCAGTACCAGCAGATGCAGGGTAGCCATCTATCTCATCAAACAAAACTATTCTTCTGCTAACCCTTCTAAATCCTCTAGGTGAATTAGCACCTACTAGAGATAATGTGCCACCAGGAAACTGTTTTTGTAAAAGCGTATTTTGACCATCTTTTGCTTTTGCATCACTTACAAGACCATGCAAACATTTAGTGTCTCTTAGCATAGGTGCTACTTCTTCTTTGGAATATCCAGTTGCATCTTCTATAGTTGGCTGCACAACCATAATTGGACATGGATCTTGGTGGATGTGATAGGCAATAACATGATTAAGAATTTTAGAATATCCAACCCTAGCTGATTTCATTATTGTTACTTGCTCTATATCAGGATTAGTTATTGCATCCATCATCCCTTTTTGATATGGCAATGTTCTCCATCTGCCACCTTCTGCCGAACTTTCTGCTGATAGATAGGCATACTCATCTGCCCAATCACTAAGACTTAATTTCTTAGGAGGTTTAAAACTATCAAATGCTATTTGTTCTAAAGATAAAAGATTACTCATGCAGTAGATAATTCTTCTAACGCTTCTCTAACAATGTCATCTATACAACTAACTGCATTTGTATCTAAATCAGGTAATCGTTGTTTTGCTTTAGATGATATTCCTAATAATTTTGTTCTTGCTGTAGTTATAACTTCTGTCCATTTTTGTTGTACTTCTTTTAATGGCACAAGACTGTCTTCTTTTTGTTTGCGTTCTAACTCAAGCAACTCAGCTTTTAAATGTTCTGTCCTAGCCCTGCTTTCTTCGTACTCAGGTATAGAGTCTAATGTTATAGAAGATCGCTTACGTTTTGGTGCTGATGTTTGTGGATTAGTCTTCATCTGTCTAAAAGCAGACTTTTTGTTCCATTCTGCAACCATAGTGTCGCTGTTTATAACTATATTTCCTTGATTATCTTCCATTGCTGTAAGACGGCCTTGCTTGATCGCCATGTAAACCGCTTGTATAGTCACACCCATTTTTTCTGCTGCTTCTTTTCTAGTGATAAGAGCCATAGTGTAAATCTGATAATGCTATTTCTATTTACAATAGCGTATCTTGATAAATATGGTATAATATACCGCCCTGATTAGGGTTAATAAATTATAAATAGGTCGGTTTGTAAGCAATGTAAATACATTTGTAAATTTGTGCCTAGAAAAATTTTGCGCTCCGAAGTTAC